GAAGTTAACGGTCGTTATATTAGTGCCCTTGGTGGTACTATGACCGGTAACTTCAACATGGGTGAAGATGCTGATATTACTTTTGAAGGTGCAACAGATGATGCACACGAAACTACACTAACAGTTGCAGATCCTACAGCTGATAGAACTATAACCTTACCTAACGTAACAGGTACAGTTATAACAAGTGGAGATACTGGAACCGTCACGAGCACTATGCTTGTTGACGGAACAGTTACCTCTACAGATATTGCTGACGGAACAATAGTAAACGCTGATGTAAATGCGTCAGCTGCTATTGACGGTACAAAGGTAAGTCCTAACTTTGGTAGTCAAAACATATCTACCACTGGTACTATCAATAACCTAACTACAACTGAGTTAGCAATCTTAGATGATGCAACTGTTACTACATCAGAGCTAAACATACTTGATGGTGTGACTGCTACTACAGCAGAAGTAAACATACTAGATGGTGTAACAGCTACTACAGCAGAAATCAACAAACTTGATGGAGTTACAGCAGACACAGCAGAGTTAAATTTACTTGATGGTGTTACTGCAACTACTACTGAATTAAATATATTAGATGGTGTTACAGCTAACACAACTGAAATAAATAAGTTAGATGGTTTAACTGCAAGTACAGCTGAATTAAATCAAGCTGCTGGTATTACAGGTGGTATTCAAGCACAAATAAATGCTAAACAACCATTAGACTCTGAGCTTACAGAGCTTGGTACTATGGGTAGTGGTACTGCTAGTGCTTTAGCTGACTTAACACAAGCTGAAGTCGAAACATTAGATGGTGTAACTGCATCTACAACTGAACTTAACTTACTAGATGGTAAGAGCATAGTTACAACGATTGGTGGTAGTGCAACTGATGTACAGATACCATCAGCTCAAGCTGTTAACGAACGTATCGTAGAAGTTGTAACAGAGGTAGGTGGTTTTGTACCCATACCTAACGAAAACAACTTTCCAGACGCTAACCCTGACATCAATGATGGAGCTGGTACTATTGTTAGTATTAAAGCTTTGGCAGCTAACCTTGTTGCTAACGGCAGCGGTGTCTCTACTATAGCGAATGGTAACGTCAGCAGCAATGCTACAATTACTATTAATGGTCTAACAGCTGGCTCAACTACAGCAGCTGGATTAGGTATATTAGTAGAAACAACATCTACATTACATACATACGTATTTCATAGACAAGTTGTAGACTCAGCAGGCGTTGGTAATGCACAGACTTTAGTCAGTGACTTTAACGACAGATATCAAATCAGTGCTAGTGCTCCTAGTACTCATCCAGACGGTTCGGCACTAGGTGACGGAGACTTATGGTTTGATACGTCTACAAATATAATGAAAGTGTATGACTTAGGTAACACACAGTATGATGCTGTTACTTCAGTTGGAGACTTTAAACTACTAACAGTTGTACCTGACGGAGCTACATCAGGCACACCTACATTTAATGGTAGTATTGTATCATACGATTTAAGAGATAGCGGAGTTGCTGCTAACGTAACAAGCGTTGGACAACTTATAGTCAGTCTTAACGGTGTAATACAAAAACCAAACAGTGGCTCATACAATGCAAGTAATGAAGGATTCTATCTAGAAGGAGCTAACGGAATTAAATTCTGTACAGCTCCAGCTGCTGGATCTAGTTTATTTGCAACACTAATTGGTGCAGCTACAGCGATAGGTACACCTAGTGATAATACAGTAGGAGAAGCTAAATTAACATCTGATGCTGTAAGTGAAGCTAAGTTAAAGGTAAGTAATAGTCCAGTTAATGGATATTTTTTATCAGCTCAGTCCGGTAACACAGGTGGTTTGACTTGGACTAATGCTTTAGGTGCAAACTTAGACGTACAAACACATAAGGTTACTACATCAACTAACAATGGTAATGTACAAATAGAACCAAACGGTACTGGTGTAGTAGAGGTACGTGGTGCTGGAGGTGCTGATGGTACACTTCAGCTTAATTGTTCTGCACAAAGTCATGGTGTAAAAATTAAATCACCAGCCCATAGTGCCGGAGCTACATATACTCTTACACTTCCTGTTAATATACAGAACGGTTACTTTTTAACAACCGATGCAAACGGTCAAACATCTTGGACTAATAGTGCAGCTAACTTAACAGCAATACCAGCTGCAAATATAACTGGTACTCTCCCTGCTATCAGTGGTGCAAACTTAACTGATATAGATGCCGGAGCAACAGGAACTGGTAACGATAAAATTTTCTGGGAAAATGGTCAAACCGTAACTGGTAGTTATACCATTGGAACAACATTTGGTGCAGCATGTAATGCCATGTCCGCTGGACCTATAACAATCAACAACAATGTGGTCGTAACTGTTGGTAGTGGCAATACTTGGACAATAGTATAATGTCAATAACATTAAATGGAAACGGTACAATAACCGGATATACACCAGCTACTGTAGCTGATGGTGGTATAACTGCTGCTAAATTAGCAAGTGGTGTTGGAGGTAAGATTCTTCAAGTTGTTCATGTTGATAAAAATGATTTCTTTTCAACAACCTCAACCAGTTTTACAGATATAACAGGTTTAACTGCAAATATAACTCCTACAAGTGCAAGCAATTATATACTTGTTGATTTTAAATGCACTTGCAGTGGTGGAGATAATCTTTATAGCACATTAAGAATACAGAGATTAATAGCTGGTGGGTCTTATGGTAATCCAAGTGTAATTACACCATCTAGTCAAAATTCAGATGCTTGCCATTCTGGTGCTGATAATGATGTTTCTTATGGTCAATACAAAACTACTCAACGTGGAGCGTGTATAAAGGATCAACCTAACACCACCTCACAAGTTAGTTATAAAATACAAGTTAGATCTCAGGCTACTGGATTTGTTTTGAATCGGACAGGTTATGCAAATGGTGGAGGGGATGCTGCTTCACAAGCACAAGGAATATCATCAATCACACTTATGGAAATAGCAACATGAGTATAAAATTAAACGCACAGTCTGGAGGGTCAGTTGCACTAGACGCTCCAACTCAAACAACAAGTAGTGCAGACTTAGTATTTAAGTTACCCGTAGCTGATGGTAATGCTAACCAAGTTCTTAAGACTGATGGGTCTAAAAATTTAAGTTTTGGTGCTGGAGGTTTATTTTCTAGTTATGCAGTTATCTGCGATCAAAAAACTGCTGAAACAGATGGCGGTACGTTTACTAGTGGTTCTTGGAGAACAAGAGATTTAAATACTGAATTATTTGATCCTGATGGAATCGTAACTATAAGTAATAATAAATTTACATTGCAAGCTGGTACTTATTTTGTAGTAGCCGAAGCACCAGCTTTTAGAGTCAATAGACACATGGCTAGAATTATGAATGAAACTGACGGAACAGCAGTAGCATATGGTACTAGTAAACATTGCGATAGTGGAGATCAAACAGGAAACACATCTATTGTAAAAGCACGTTTTACTATAAGTGGAGCTAAAGAATTTGAAATATCACATCGTTGTCAAAGTACTCGTAGTGGTGATGGATTTGGTGTAGAATCTAATGCTCAATTTACAGTTCCCAACGAAAAATATACTGTTGTTGAAATATATAAGGAGGCATAATGAGCACAATAAAAACAAATCAGCTTGCACACACAGCTAACGGTGCAGCTACATATACACTGCCACAAACAGATGGTAGTGCTGGACAGGTACTAAAAACTGATGGGTCGGGTAATTTAAGTTGGGTTACACCGGGTACTGCTACAACCAATGGCATAACTCATGCAAGAGTATATCGTCTTACTACTACTGTAAGTGCCAGTGGTGGTTCTCAAATTCTCACACCTTGGGAATATGCAGATGATGCTACATCAGGTCACTTAGGAAGTGGATGGTCACTTCCATCAAGTGGTGTATTTTCTTTTCCAACAACAGGAATTTACGATGTTTCCATAATGGGAATGATGAATCAACAAAATGATAGTAACGCATGGTGCGGTGTTCAAGGTCAAGCGACAGCAAATAACTCTAGTTACGACGAGGTATTTGAAATTTACCAACAGATTGTACAAGCAAGTGGTAGTTCAACTCAATATGTTAATTTTTATGGTCATTGTATGCTAGATGTTACTGATACAAGCAATATAAAATTTAAAGTAAGTTTTTTTTCAGATGGAAATGAAGCAGTTATTCTGAATGGTAATACTAATAATAATCATACTGCGTTGAAAATTACTCGCTTAGGAGATACATAATGGCATTAACAAAAATCATAACGGACGGTATCACAGATGATGCTGTCACAGAAGCTAAACTAGCCAACGCAATTAACACAGCGGTAGCGGTTAATACAGCAAAGGACTTAACTGCTTTAAGTGCTAGTAACCTTACATCGGGCACAGTTCCAGATGCTAGATTTCCAGCTACACTACCGGCTGCAAGTGCAGCTAATTTAACAGCAGTTCCGGCTGCAAACATAACTGGTACACTTCCAGCTATTAGTGCGGCTAATTTGACAAACGTACCTGCTGCTAATATTACAGGTACATTACCAGCTATTAGTGCTACTAACTTGACAAACATACCAGCTGCTAACATAACTGGTACATTACCAGCTATTAGTGGAGCAAACTTAACTGGGATTTCAAGCACTTCAGCTGCTTCTACCCCTAAAGTTGGAAGTTCGTCAACTGTGCAACAAAATGTAGCAACTAACTTGACCTACAGTAATGTGACAGGCGATCAAACAGTAGGTACTGTCCATAGTTGTAACGGTTCAAGTGTTTATGGAATTGCAGCGTATGTAGAATTAAATCATCATTCTTCTAGTGCTAGTCATGGTTATTTAACTGCCTGGCTTTATCAAACTGGCAAAACTTATAATGTTGATGGAGTATATTTTAATCTTCGAGCGTATAATCAATATGTTTTAGTGTTAAGACATCTCTATATTATACCTTGGGACCCTAGTGGAACTCAATCATTATCAATGTATATAACAAGCTCTTTAGAAACTGGTACTAATAATTATTTTAATGTAGGTGTACAAAATAAATTGGAGAATGTTTGATGACTTTAACTAAAACAGATTTTATTTGGGAAGCAGCATATAGCTTAATAGGAAATACAAATGGTGGTTTAAAAATATGCGGAGATCCTAGCTATGAAAATATAGTTTGGGATACAGAAATTTACACTGGTACGATTCCAACAAAAGCAGAAGTTGAAACAAAAGCACAAGTTTTATTAGATGGAGAAGCTTTAAGACGGCTTAGAGAACACAGAGATAATTTATTAAAAGAAACTGATTGGGTCGTAACAAAAGCAAATGAAACAGGAGTTGCAGAAACAACAGCATGGAAAACTTATCGTCAGTCTTTAAGAGATTTACCATCTAGTGCAACACCCGAAATAGATGGTATGTTTATAAAGAACGTCACTTGGCCTACTAAACCTAGCTAGTGGAAATACCTACCATAGTATTACCACCAGTA